CTAATGAATTCTTTTTAGAATACATAGCAAGACCTCAAACTGCTGAAATGTTTTTTGAAGATGTACTTATGGCTTGTATATTTTATGGTATGCCAATACTAGCGGAGAACAACAAACCTAGATTGTTATATTACTTTAAAAGAAGAGGCTACAGAGGCTTCTCTATGAATAGGCCAGATAAAGTAATATAACAATATCTGTAACAGAAAGAGAAATTGGTGGTATGCCAAACTCAAGTGAAGATATAAAGCAAGCTCACGCAGCTGCTATAGAAATGTATATAAATGATCATGTAGGCGAAAATAATGAAGGCTTTGGTTCTATGCCTTTTAACGATACATTAAACGATTGGGCAAAGTTTGATATAAACAGAAGAACAAAATTTGACGCTACAATAAGCTCTGGGCTAGCTATAATGGCTTGCAATAGGCATTTGTATTCGCCGAAACAAAATATGGAGAGAAAGAAAGTAAATTTAAGTATAGCCAAATATGCGAATGCAGGCTACAATTCAAAAATAATAGAAAATTAGTATGGCTGAGTCAGTTACATCACATTATTTTCCTAGTCAAGTCGTTAGCGACATAGAGAAAGCTTCAGAGGAATACGGTCTTAAGATCGGTAAAGCTATTGAATACGAATGGTTCAATAGAGATTCTGGAACTAATAGATTCGCTAGTAATCAAAATACTTTTCATAAGTTAAGATTATACGCTAGAGGAGAGCAATCAATACAAAAATATAAAGATGAGTTATCAATCAATGGTGACTTAAGTTATTTAAACTTAGACTGGAAACCTATTCCTATTATACCTAAATTTGTTGACATAGTTGTTAACGGTATATCAGAAAGAACATTTGATATAAAAGCATACTCTCAAGATCCATACGGAGTTTCAAAGAGAACTCAATATATGGAGAGCATACTTGCAGATATGAAAACTAAAGAGCTGAACGCTTTCACAGAAGAAGCTTTTGGTATGTCAATATCTACGACACCTCCAGAGCAGCTTCCTGATAGCGAAGAAGAATTACAGTTGCATATGCAGCTTAATTATAAGCAAGCGGTTGAATTAGCGGAAGAGCAAGCTATTAACACTATATTGGAAGGTAATAGATATGAGCTTATAAAGAAAAGAGTTAACTACGATTTAACCGTCTTAGGTATAGGTGCCGTAAAAAATACGTTTACAAAATCTGAAGGAATTAAAGTTGAATACGTAGACCCAGCTAATATAGTTTACTCATACACTGAATCACCATACTTTGACGATTTGTACTACGTAGGTGAAATTAAAACAATACCTATTAACGAACTTAAGAAACAATTTCCAGATCTCAATAGTGAAGATTTAGAAAAAATGACTAAGCAGGGTTATCAAAATACAGGCTTCTACAATAGAAGTATAGTTGAATCTACGAATATAGATAGGAATCAAATTCAAGTATTGTATTTTAATTTTAAAACCTACGCTAACGAGGTATATAAAGTAAAAGAAACATCTACTGGTGCCAGTAAAGTAATAATAAAAGACGATCAGTTTAACCCACCTAACGAATTACTAGAAGAAAGATTTGGTAAAATGTCTAGGCAAATCGAAGTACTTTACGAAGGCGCTTTAATACTTGGCACTAATCAGCTTTTAAAATGGGAGCTAGCTAAGAACATGATGAGACCTAAAAGTGATTACACTAAGGTTAAAATGAATTATTCAGTTGTTGCACCTAGAATGTATAAGGGTCGTATCGAATCTTTAGTTAGTAGAATAACTACTTTCGCTGACATGATACAGCTTACGCACTTGAAGCTACAACAAGTAATGTCGCGCATGATACCTGATGGTATATATTTAGATGCTGATGGCTTGGCTGAAATAGATTTAGGTAACGGAACAAACTATAATCCACAGGAAGCTTTAAACATGTTCTTCCAAACTGGTAGTATAATTGGTAGATCAATGACTGCTGATGGAGACATGAATCCAGGTAAAATACCTATCCAGGAGATACAGAGCGGCTCAGGAGGAGCTAAATTAGCTTCACTGATACAAACATATAACTACTACCTTCAAATGATCAGAGATGTTACCGGATTGAACGAGGCGCGTGACGGTAGTACTCCAGATAAGAATGCTCTAGTAGGAATTCAAAAAATGGCAGCAGCAAACTCAAACACCGCTACAAGACACATATTACAAAGTGGTCTATATTTAACAGCTGAGTTAGCTGAAGCAATATCTTTAAGAATATCTGATATAATAGAATACTCTCCGACAAGAGATGCTTTCATACAAAAGATAGGTGGTCACAACGTTGCTACTCTATCTGAGATGGCTGATTTACATTTATATGATTTTGGTATATTTCTAGAATTAGCTCCTGATGATGAGCAAAAACAAATGCTTGAAAATAATATCCAAGTGGCATTATCTAAAAATGGTATAGAGCTAGAAGATGCTATAGATGTTAGGGAGATTAAAAATATAAAGCTAGCTAATCAAGTACTAAAGATAAGAAGAAAAAAGAAGCAACAGCAAGATCAGCAGATGCAACAGCAAAATATTCAAGCACAAGCTCAAGCAAACGCGCAAGCACAGCAAGTGGCTGCTCAAGCTGAAATGCAGAAAAATCAGGCAATGGCTCAAACTAACATGCAAGTAGAGCAAGGCAAGATGCAAATGGAAATGCAAAAAATGCAGCAAGAGGCTATGCTTAAGAAAGATTTAATGAACCACGAGTTTCAAATAAACATGCAGCTAAAGCAAATGGAAACTCAAATACTAAAAGAACGTGAATCACAAAAAGAAGATCGTAAAGATGAAAGAACTAAAATTCAAGCTACACAACAGTCTGAATTAATAGATCAAAGAAAAAAAGAAACACCACCTAAAAACTTTGAATCATCAGGTAATGATATAATGGGTGGTGGATTTGGATTCAACGCATTTGATCCAAGATAAACAAAACAATTTTACAATTTTATAATATTTTATTATGGCTAAAAAAAAGAAAGTCGAAGCGGTCGAAGAGGTCGTTGACGTAAAACAAGAACAAGCAGTTGAAGTCGCTGCTATAGAAGAACAAACTAAACCTGAGCAAGAAGAAAAAGTTGATGACGGGATAGCTAAGTTAGATTTAAGAGATTTCCAAGAAAAAACTATTGAAGAGCCAGTTGCTGAAGTTGAAGAGAAAGCAGAAGAACAAGCTGTTGAAGAGATAGTAGAAGAACAACCAACAGAAGAAAGTCCTATAGAGGAAATTGCTTTAGAAGAAGTTACAGAGATAGCTGATAAGCTAGAAGAAAACATTGAAGAAGCAGTTGAAAGAGCAGAAGAAGAAGGTACTCAGCTTCCAGAAAACATTCAAAAAGTAATTGACTTTATGGACGAAACTGGAGGAAGTTTAGAAGATTATGTTCAATTAAATAAAGATTACTCAAAAATGAGTGATAATGATTTATTGAGCGAATACCTTAAGCAAACTAAACCTCACTTAAACGACGAAGAAAGATCTTTCTTAATGGAGGATTTGTATTCTTGGGACGAGGACATCGATGAAGATCGAGATATAAGAAGAAAAAAATTAGCGTTAAAAGAGCAAGTTGCCGATGCTAAAAACCACCTAGACGGGTTAAAGTCTAAATACTATGATGAAATCAAAGCGGGTTCAAAGTTGAATCCTGAGCAAAAGAAAGCAATTGATTTTTTCAACCGATACAACGAAAATCAGACAGTAGCTGAAGACAACACCAAGTTCTTTAAAAGAAAGACTAATGAAGTTTTCTCCGATGGATTCAAAGGTTTTGAATACAATGTAGGAGATAAGAGATTTAGACTTAATGTTAAAGACACAGACAGTGTTAAAGAAAACCAAATGGACATTGGAAATTTTGTAAATAAGTTTATTAATAAAGAAACTAACAAAATGGAAGATGCTAAAGGTTACCACAAGTCTTTATTTACTGCAATGAATCCAGATGTAGTAGCTAACCACTTTTACCAACAAGGTAAGGCTGACGCTTTAAAAGAAAGCATGTCAAAAGCTAAAAACGTTGACATGTCGCCTAGAGGCGCTTTGTCGAGCGAAAGCACACCAAGCGGTACTAAGTTTAAGTCTATATCAGGCGAATCATCTTCTGATTTTAAAATTAAAATTGGTCAAAACAGATCAAACAAAATTACTTAAACATTAAAAAAATAAAAAAACAAAATTATGGCAATTTCACAAACGGGTGCTGTATTAAACACCCTAACTCCACGTCCAACTCAAGGACTATTTGGAGACAACTACCTATCCTTAACGGATATGGATTTCACAAAACAATTTTTACCAGATGTATACGAAAAAGAAGTTGAGCGTTTTGGAAACAGAACAATTAGCGGATTTTTACGTATGGTAGGCGCTGAAATGCCTATGTCATCTGACCAAGTTGTTTGGAGCGAGCAGGGAAGATTACACGTAGCATTTGACGATTGTACTGTGGCTAACGGTTCTGCAACGACAACTGTAACGTTTACTAACACAGCAAACGGAGACACTGGTGTTGAGAAATCTAAACTACTAGGAGTAGGCATGACTGTTATTATCGCTAAAGGCGTTAAAGTAGTTAAAGCAAGAGTAGCTACTGCGCCAGGAAACGGAACAATCACGGTTGCACCTTACGGAGCTGCTAATCTAAACGCACTTGGAAGTGGATCACTTACAGCTGTTAAGCTGTTTGTGTATGGTTCTGA